TGGGCCATGACTGAGCTACCGGATAGGATCCCATAGCACACTCGTCCAAATTCCACTGTGCTAGAGTCGGGTAAAGAACGAGGTTCTATCCGTGGCAAGACCGAAAGGCTCGAAGAACAAGCTGACCGTCGAGGTCAAGGACATGGTGCGCGGGGCTCTCGAAGACGCGGGCGGGCGTAAGTACCTGCTCGCGCAAGCGAAAGAGAAACCGGACGCCTTCCTGCGCCTCGTCGGACGACTCATTCCCGCCGACGTGCGGGCAGAGCTGACCGGCATCCCTCCCGCCATCACCATCATCAGCGGCTTCCCCGATCCGCCCGCCGAGCAGGTGAGCAATGGCCACGACCGAAGCGCGGATTGACCTCGGCTTCCGGCCGCACGCCTTCCAGCTCGAAATCATGCGCGCGCTCTGGACCTACCGCTTCGCGGTGCTGGTCGCTCACCGCCGCTTCGGCAAGACGCTGCTCTCGATCATGACGCTCATGGACCGGGCGCTGCGCTGCAAGCTCTCGAATCCGCGCTACGCCTACGTCGCACCGCGACTCAAGCAAGCCAAGCAGATCGCGTGGATGTACCTCGTGGACAAGGCGATGCGCATTCCCGGCTCGCGCAAGAACGAGGGCGAGCTCTACGTCGAGCTCCCGAATAGCGCCCGCATCACGCTCTACGGCGCGAGCGACGGGAACGAGGAGGCAATGCGCGGGCTCTATCTCGATGGCACGGTGGTGGACGAGGTGGCGGGCATTGCGCCGCACGTGTGGGGCGAGATCATGCGGCCGGCGCTCGCCGACCGCAAAGGCTGGGCCATGTTCATCGGGACGCCGCACGGAGTCGATACCTTCCACGCGCTCTACCAGCAGGCCCGCTCGGACGAGGCCTGGTACACGGGCCTCTACCGCGTGGACGAGACGCAGCTCCCGTGGCTCCCGAAGGCCGAGCTCGAGCTGGCCCGCCGCGCTATGAGCGACGCCGCCTATCGGCAGGAGTTCCTCTGCGACTTCACGGCGAGTGCCGAGAACGTCCTCATCACCATCGACCTCGTGTCCGCTGCCGCCGCTCGCATCTACCGCGAGTCCGAGTACGGCTTTGCGCCGACCGTCATGGGCGTGGACGTGGCGCGCTTCGGCGATGACCGCTCCGTGATCCAGATGCGCCAGGGCCTGCTCGCCTACCCGCCGCTCGTCTACAAGGGCCTCGACAACATGGCGCTCGTAGGCAAATGCACCGAAGCCATCACGAAGTACAAGCCCGACGGCATCTTCGTGGACGCGGGCGGCGGTGCGGGTGTGATCGACCGCCTGCGCCAGCTCGGCCACCCGATCATGGAGGTGAACTTCGGCGGCAAGCCCATCGACGAGCACTACCAGGACAAGCGTACCGAGATGTGGTTCGGCATCCGGCACTGGCTCGAGCAGGGCGGTGCGATCCCGAACGAGGTGGACCTGAAATCGGACCTCTCAGGCCCGACCTACGAGTTCACCGCGGCGGGCAAGGTGAGGCTCGAGCCCAAGGACGACCTGAAAGCGCGCGGGCTCCCGAGCCCGGACCTGGGCGATGCGCTGGCCCTGACCTTCGCGATGCCGGTTCACGTGATGCCGCTGCGCTCGCCCGAGCAGAGCTACGCGCTCGCGGACGACTCGGGGTTTTCGTGACCGACGTGGCAGCCACCCTCGCCGCCTGGGGCTATCCGAGGGCGCTGGACGCCGCCGACCTCTCGGGCCTGTGGTACGAGCTCCCTGAGGGCATCGTGTGGCTCGTGTGGGTCGATGGGCTCGACCACACGCTCGCGATTCACGGCTGCGCCAGACCCGGACGCAGGCGCTGGCTCGGCCGCGATGAGAACATGACGCTCCTCGTCGAAACAGCGCGCGAGCTAGGTGCTAAGCGCCTCTACTCGCCGCTACCCGAGATCCCGGAAGCAAAACACTTGCCAGTGAGGGCGATGCGGCGGTACTTTCGCATGCGAGGTTGGGAGCAGGATGCCCTAGGTCCGTTTCTCGACCTGTAGGGGGGTGAGATGGGACTGGATCCGGTCAGTTGGGCGGCACTGGCCGCCGCGGCGAAAGCGGCAGCCGCCACGGCCGTCAAGGCGGTATCAGGCCAGGCTCTCGCCACGGGTGTGACAGGCGCCGCGACTGAGGCCGGCATCGGCGGTACGGCCGCGAACGTGCTCGGGGCGACTGCAGGCGCCACTCAGGTCGGCGGAGAGATCCAGGGCGTGAAGGAGATCGCGAAGGCCGAGCAGACACGCACGGCCGCGATCAAGGCCGGCGCGCCTGTCTCGAAGCTACCCGAGCAGGTGAACCCGAACATCCTACCGGCCGAAGCCGTGCCCGGCGTGGACGTGAGGGCGCCCGGCTCACAGGCGGCGAACGTGATGCAGGCGCCCGGCACCGCTCCCGCGCAGGGCCCGCCCTCCGCTCCGCCTCGTCCCGGCATGGCGAGCCGCATCGCCAGCAACCCGCTCACCCAGCTCGCCACCGTGGCCGGCATCCCGCTCGCGGCTGCCCGTTTGGGCGGTGACAGCGGCACTCAGCCCCGGCTTCCCCCGACGCAGGCAGTGAGCACGGGCGCCGCCGAAGCGGCCGAGCGCGAGCGCAAGCGCCGGCTGGGGCGAGGGCGTGCCTCGACGATTCTCACCAGCCCGCAGGGTGTGACCGGCAGCTCGAACGTGGCCGTGCGGAAGCTACTCGGATGAAGCCGGGCATGGATCAGACCGTGGCTCTCACCTACGCCGACGGCCTGCGCTCGGCCACCGCCATCCTCCACGAGCGCCTCCAGCACATCGAGCGCCACCTCCAGCGCTTCGGCCCGGATGCGATCGAGCGGGTGCGCTCGGGCCTGCGTGACCTCGCGACGATCGAGCGGCGCGCCGAGGTGCTGCGCAAGAAGATCGGAGCGAAGGCGGCCTAGTGGCAGACCTACAGGACGAAGTCGGCCAGATTCTGAAGCTCCTCGAAAACCTGCGCTCGCAGCGCGGCACGCTCGACACGCACCGCCAGGAGATCCACGACCGCGTGTGGCCGTACTCGGGCGACTTCACGACGCGGCGCACCGAGGGCGAGAAGCGCACGGCCGAGATGTACGACGCGACGGCGGCGCTGGGACTGGAGAGCTTCGCCGCCTTCCTCGAAGCGAGCCTGACGCCCCGCAACAAGACCTGGCACGGACTCAGGGCGTCCGTCCCTGCGCTCAACAAGGACCAGGCCGTGAAGGAGTGGTTCGAGGAGGTGACGCGCATCCTGCACAAGCGCCGCGAGTCGCCGCAAGCCAACTACTACGCGCAGATGCACGAGGGCTACAAGTCGCTCGGCGCCTACGGGGACTCCTGCCTCTTCGTCGACGAGATGCCCGGGGGCGTGCGCTACAAGGCCATCCACATCGGGCAGACGTACATCGTCCTGAACCACCACAGCCTCGTGGATTCCGTCTACCGCGTCTACCAGCAGAGCGCCTTCGCCTCGATGCGGCAGTGGGGCGAGGCGGCGCCGCCTCGCGTGCGGAACGCCGCCAGCGGCAACAACCCCTTCGAGTGCTTCCAGTGGTGCCACCTCGTGCGCCCGCGCCAGAACGTGGACCCCGAGGCGCTCGACGAGCGGCGGCTCCACTTCGAGTCGCTCTATATCGCGATCGAGGACCGGCTGCTCGTGGGCACGGGCGGCTACGAGGAGCTTCCGTACCTCTATGGCCGCTACACCGTCCACCCGACGGACACCTATGGCTCGAGCCCGGCGATGCTCGTGCTGCCGAACATCAAGGTCGCCAACGAGATGACGAAGACCTTTCTTCGCGCCGGCCACCGGACCGTTGACCCCGCCATTCTCGCCACCTCGGACAACTTCGCGGGCGCGGGCCGGCGCTTCAACATGCGCCCGGGTGCCTTCAACGCGGGCACGCTCGATGCGCAGGGCCGCGAGCTCGTGAAGCCCTTCGTGACGGGCGCCAGGCTCGACATGACCGACGAGATGCTCCAGCGCCAGCAGGCCGCGATCACGGCGGCCTTCTTCGCCGAGTGGGGCAAGGAGATCCGCGAGAACCCGAACATGACCGCCACGCAGGTGCTCGCGATCATCCGCGAGAAGGGCGAGCACCTCGGGCCGATGGCGGGCCGGCTCCAGAGCGAAGTGCTCGGGCCGCAGATCGCGCGCGAGGTGGGCATCGAAGCCCGCGCCGGCCGGCTCCCGCCCATGCCGCAGGCGCTCGTCGAAGCTCAGGGCGAGTACGAGATCGAGTACGTCTCTCCGGCGACGATGTACCAGCGCGCGAGCGAGCTCGAAGGCCTCCAGGCGGCGCTCGAAACGGCGGGCTTCCTCGCGCAGTACGACCCGGGCGTCATGTCGATCTTCAAGGCCGACGAGGTGATCCGGCGGTTCTCCGAGGTGCGGGGCGGCCCGGCCGACGTGTTCTTCTCGCCCGAGGAGTACCAGGCCGCGCGTCAGGCGCAGGCCCAGCAGGCGCAGATGGCGCAGATGCTCGAAGGCGTGCAGGGCGCGGGCAAGGCGGCGAAGGACTTCGCGGCGGCTGCGCCCGAGGCCGTGGCGCCTGCGGCATGAGCGACGTGATCCAGCTCCGCGCAGGCGCCTTCGGCCGCGTCTTCGCCATGAAGGCGTCGAGCTGGCTCTGGCTCGTGCGCCTCGTGCGCCCGCTCGGTGCCGCTTACCGCAGCGTCCTCGGCGCCCTTCACGCCCGTGACCACGCGATCGTGCTCTCGGACCTCGCCCATTTCTGCTACGCCAACCGCACGACGGCCACGGGCGAGACGTGCTGCGCGCGGGCCGAGACCGAAGGCCGGCGCCAGGTGTGGCTTCGCATCAACGCCTATCTGCGGCTGCGCGAGCAGGACGTGTCGGTTCTGCACGAGCGCGCCCGCGACATCGAAGGGGAGTTCGCCGAATGAGCGAGATCGCACCGGCCGCACCAGAGTCCGCAGCTCCCGCCGCCGCACCGGCCCAACCCTCGGGCTACTGGCTCGAAGGGGCGGATGCCGAGACGCAGGCATGGGCGCAGCAGTGGGGCCACGAGAGCCCGATGCACGTCGTGAAGGCCCTTCGCGGGATGGAGCGGTTGAAAGGTGCCGCGGCAAACGAGCTCGTCCGCATCCCGAAGGCCGAGGACGCCGAGGCGATGGCGAAGCTCTGGACGCAGCTCGGCCGGCCCGAGAAGCCCGATGGCTACGAGCTCCCCGAGCGCCCGCCGACCGAGGGGATGATCGACCTGCGGCCGGCGCTGCTCCCGCTCGCGCACGAGGCCGGACTTACCCAGCGGCAGGTGCAGATGCTCGAGCCGGCACTCACGAAGGTCCTCGGCGAGCTCGGTGCGCAGGAGCAGGAGAAGCTCGAGGCCCAGCGCGTCGGTGACGAGCAGGCACTCAAGCGCGAGTGGGGCCAGGCCTACGAGCAGAACCTCGAGGTGGCCGACCGCGGCGCCGAGGCGCTCGGGCTCGAGCAGGCCGAGGTGCAGGCGCTGGCCCGCTCACTGGGCCCGGGCAAGGCCATCCGCATCCTTCACCGGATCGGGAAGGGCCTCGGCGAGCACACCTTCGTGGACGGTGAGGGCCGACCGGGCGGCTTCGCCTTCACTCCCGCCTCGGCCCAGGCCGAGATCGCCCGCCTGAAGACGGACGAGAAGTTCCAGGCCGCGCTGGCCGATCGCAGTCACCCGGGCTACCGGGACGCGAAGGCCCGCGAGCGGCAGCTCTACGAGGCCGCCTACGGCAACGAGCCGAGGGGCTAGACAAGCTTTCTGTCACTGTGTTAGCTCTCTCTCTGTGCGGATGAGCGCTCTTTAGAGCGCACCCGCGCGCTGACCAGCCACCCGGGCATGGCGGCCCGGACGAGGCGTTTCTAGCCAGTGGTCTAAGTCGGCACCCGCCTTCCGGCGGACGAGCCATCCGGTCCGCGGAGCGTTTCCGCGGATCTGTAGCGCTTTTCCGTCTCCGGGAGGTTTGGTCATGAGCGTTCAGATCACACGTGCGCACGTCCAGCAGTACAAGTCGCGCGTCGAGCAACTGCTCCAGCAGAAGCGAAGCCGCTTCGCCGATGCGGTGTCGACGGACACCTACACCGGCAAGGCCGCCACGGTCGTCGAGCAGGTGGGTGCCGTCGCCGCCGTCGAGAAGACGGTCCGGCACGCGGATACCGCGATCGTCGACATTCCGCATGACCGTCCGTGGGTCTTCCCGCGGGACTTCCCCTTCGCGGCCTTCATCGATCGCGAGGACAAGCTGCGGATGCTCGCCGACTTCGAGAATCCCTACGCCGAGTCGCTCACGAGCGCCCTCCAGCGCCAGAAGGACGACCTCATCATCGCCGCGGCCACGGGTACGACGATGACGGGCGAGAACGGCACGACCTCGACCGTCTTCGACACGGCCTACTCGATCGCTTCGGGCTCCGTCGGCCTCACCGTCGACAAGCTCATCCAGGCGAGCGAGAAGCTGAACGCCGCGGAGAACGATCCCGACGAGCCGCGCTACTGCGCCATCACAGCCCGCGGGCTGCGGGATCTGCTGAACGACACGCAGGTCACGAGCCACGACTACAACAGCGTCCGGGCTCTCGTGCAGGGTGAAGTGGACACCTTCCTGGGGTTCAAGTTCATCCGCACCCAGCGCCTGGGCACCACGAGCTCGGAGCGCGCGGTGCTCTGCTGGACCAAGAGCGGCCTGCACCTCGGCATGTGGGGCGGCGTCGACGTCGAGATTGATCGACGCCCCGACAAGGCGTACCTGACGCAGGTGTTCGTCAGCGCGTCCATGGGCGCCTGCCGGACTCAGAACGGCAAGGTGATCCGGATCTTCTGCACCGAGTCCTAGACACATCCCTAGCGCCCGGCGGGGCCGGTGCGGGGATCGTGCCCGCCCCCCGGGCTCGTCACGAACGAGGCAACACGCATGGCAATCGCCAACACGCTCTCTCAGCTCATCACCGACCTCGACGCCTCGCCGCAGGTGCGGCAGGAAGTCTTCCACATGGGCGGGCGCGAGCGCCTGGTCGCAGGCACGGTCGTCATCGCCGCGGCGGACGACGACGGCTCGGTCTACCGCTTCGTGCGGGTGCATTCGAGCTGGTCGCTCAAGTCGATCCGCTGCATCAACACGGCGGTGCTCGCCGGGACCGACTACGACTGCGGCCTGTACCAGACCGCCGCGGCCGGGGGTGCCGTGATCGACGCCGACTGCTACGCGGACGGCTTCTCGCTCGCGACGGCGGCGCCCGCGGTGCCTCCGACGGCGGACGGCGGCTCGGGCATCGAGCTGCGCTTCGGCGACGCGGCCACGTCGAGCCCGAACCTGGTGAACAACCGCGTCTGGAACGATGCCGGTACGGCCGCCTACACCGCGGACCCGGGCCTCTACTTCGATCTGTGCCTCACGGGCAACACGGTGGGTACGGCGGCAGGCACGGTGACGCTGATCGTCGAGTACACGGCGGGCGACTAGCTCTCTCGCGCCCGGGGCGGCCGGGCCAAGCGTGAAACCCGGCCGCCCCCCTTCGCGAGAGAAGAGGACGAGGATGAGCGGTGGCGCGAGTCGCCTACGTCGATCTGGTGCTGACCGTCACGACGGCGGGGACGATCTTCGGCACGGCATTGACGGCCGGCGCGAAGCAAGTGTCGCATCTGCCTCTGCCGTCGCTCGTGCTGCAACCGGAGCCCGTGGTCGTAAACGATCCCGCCTACTTCATGTTGATCGACATGGGTCAGCGCGGGATCGCGATCTTCACGTCCAGATGGGTGCCGACCGCGCCTCCGGCAACTCCCAATCTCGTCCTGTGCGACGGCTTCGACACGGGCATGGTGACCGTTCACGGCGGCGCCTTCTTCGAGACGACTGCGGCTCGCAGCTGGACATTGGCCACGAGCATCGCGCCATCGCCGCCCCCTGAGGCGATCATCCCCGTCGGCTCGAAAATCTACATCGGCTACGAAGGAGACCAGCTCTTGGCAACCAAATCAGTTGAAACGCTCGCAACGACCAGCGTGTCCAAGCTCGCCGTCACGACGGCCGGCAACGACCTGACGCTCACCGCCATGATCCAGTTCGACAATACCAAGAGTGAGACACAGATCATGTCGGCCATCGAGAAGTGCAAGCTTGCGGTGCAGGAGTACCTGAGCAGCGTCACGCTCTCTGGATAGCGCGAGAGGCGCGGAGTAAAGCGTGGCAATTCACGAAGTTGACATATGGAACAGAGCTCTGTCCCGCCTCGGGGACCTGCGCGCCATCGTCGAGGCCGGGATCGCCGCCTCGGGTGCGACGACCGCCAATCCCGTTGTCGTCACGACGGCCACGCACGGCTATGCGGATGACGACCTCGTGATGCTGCGCGGCTTCTCGCCGCAGACCGCGCTGAACGGCCGCGTCTTCAAGATCGAGGAGCTCTCGACCACCACGTTCTCGCTTCTCGAAGAGGACGGCCTGCTCTATGGCACCTATGCGGCTGCCTCGGACTTCGCGCACCGGATCACCGGGACCAAGGCCGTGCGCGCCTGCTTCGATGCGTGGACGGACATCCGGGACGAGGTGTTGCGCGCGCATCCCTGGAACTGCCTCATCAAGCGCTCGCGGCTCTCGCGGCTGGCGGCCTCGAAGACCGTCAGCTCGGCCACCGCCGCCAATCCCGTCGTCTGCACCACGAGCGCCGCGCACGGCTACAGCTCGGGCGACATCGTGCTCCTCGAAGGCTTCGACCAGATGACCGAGGTGAACGATCGCTACTTCACCATCGTCGTCGTCACCACGACCACCTTCCAGCTCGCGGGCGAGGACGGGAGCGACTACACCGCCGAGAGCACGGGCGGCACCTCGAAGAAGGCGCTGACGCCGTTCACGCCCGACTCGGACTACGGGAACCGCTACGCGCTCCCGACCGACTCGCTGCGGATCCTCGAGCTCCCCGACGACCACGACGAGGAGTGGACGATCGAAGGCGACTGGCTGCTGACGGACGCCGGGATCACCGTGCCCATCCGCTACATCCAGCGGGTGCAGGATCCGACGCAGTACGAGCCGCTCCTCGTCTCGGCACTCTCGGCCCGGCTGGCCGTCGAGCTGGCCGAGGAGCTGACGCAAAGCAACAACAAGCGCGATCTCGCCGCCCGCGAGTACGAGGAGATCCTCGACAAGGCGCGGCAGACCGACGCGCTCGAAGACAGCGCCAAGCCCTACGAAGAAGACGATTGGGTACGTGCGAGGCTCTAGATGAGCAAAGCGAGTCCCATCCAGACGGCCTTCAACGCGGGCGAGCTATCGCCTCGGCTCGAAGGCCGCGTCGATCTGGAGAAGTACTCGAGCGGCTGCCGCACGCTCGAAAACTTCCTCCCGCTCGTGCAGGGCGGCGCGATGAAGAGGAGCGGCTTCCGCTTCGTGAAAGAGGTGAAGGACTCGGCCGCTGCGACGCGGCTCATTCCGTTCGAGTTCTCGACGGATCAGGCCTACGTGCTCGAGTTCGGGAACCTCTACATGCGCGTCTACTACGACTCGGGCGCAGCGCTTGAAGCCACCGTCGCGATCACGAGCACCACGAACGCCACGCCCGTCGTCGTCACCGCCACCGCTCACGGCTACGCCAACGGCGATCAGGTCTTCATCACGGGCGTCGCGGGCGCCACGAGCCTCAACGCCAAGTACTACACGGTCGCGAACCAGGCGGCGAACACCTTCGAGCTATCGGGCACCACGGCGCCCGGATCAGCCGGCACAGGCGGCACGGTGGCGCGCGTCTTCACCCTCACGACACCCTACACGACGGCGAGCCTCGACTCGCTCTACACCGCGCAGTCGGCCGACGTGCTCTACATCGCGAGTCCGTTGTTTGCGCCGCGCAAGCTCGAGCGCACCGGGAACACGAGCTGGACGCTGACGACGATCGACTTCGACTGGCAGCCGTTTGCGGAGGAGAACCTCGACGAGGACTCGCTCGTCATCGCGACGGCGAAGACGGGCACGGTGACGCTCATCTCCTCGGCCGGCATCTTCGAGAGCGGGCACGTGGGCGGCTACTTCGCGCTCCGCGAGGTGTTCGAGTCTACTCAGCCTGAGTGGACGGCGGCGACCAATCCGGCCACCAACTGGCAGCCCTACGCAGCGCTCGACGCGGGCCAGACCTACTGGTACGAGAGCAACGTCTACGAAGTGGTCGATCGCTTCGCCTCGACCACGCACGGCATCAACCCGCCGGTTCACCGCGACGGCACGCACACCGACGGCAACACGCTTCTCAAGTACATCCACTCGGGCGAGGGCTACGCGCTCATCACGGCATTCACCGACGCGAACCACGTGACGGCCAGCGTTGTGAAGCAGATCCCGGTGAGCCGCACGGACGCCGGGACCGCCATCACCGGGACGACGGCGGCGGATCCGGTCGTGGTGACGGCTACGGCGCACGGCTTCGAGACGGGCGATCAGGTATGGATCCAAGGCGTCACGACGGCGGACGAGCTGAACAATCGCCTCTTCACGATCACGCGCCTCACCGCGAACACCTTCGAGCTGGACGACGAGGACGGGACCACCTACGGCGCAGGTACAGGCGGGACCGTCTACCTGATGGATACGGGGGACGGCGCGATCGTGGCGGCTACGCCGCGCGTGGGCAAGGACTCGTCTCTCTGGTCCTTCGGCGCCTGGTCGAGTGCCCGCGGCTTTCCTCGCTGCGTGACCTTCTTCGAGGACCGACTCTGGTGGGCGTCGAGCGACGCCGAGCCTCAGACGCTCTGGGCCTCGCGGACGAGCAACTACGAGGATCACGAGGAGATCGACGAGGACGACGGCGCGCTGCTCCTCACCCTCAACACCGACACGGTGAACAAGATCGAGTGGCTCTCCGCCGGAACAGTGCTCGTCATCGGCACAGCGGGCGGCGAGTTCGTCCTGTCCTCGGACGCCACGGGCGCCGCTCTCACCGCCAACAACGTCCGCGCCGTGCGCCACTCGGCCTACGGCACCCGCGAGAACGTCCATCCCGTTCGCATCGAGCAGGTGGTGCTCTTCGTGCAGCGCGCCGGCCGCGTGGTGCGCGAGTTCGTCTTCGACGACTCTACCAACAGCTTCCTCGCACCTGACTTGACGGTTCTCGCCGATCACATTGCACTTGCGCAGATCAAGCACCTCGCCTTCCAGCAGGAGCCGCGGCGCATCGTGTGGGCCTGCCTCGACGATGGGCAATTGATCGGCCTCACCTACGAGCGCGCGCAGGAAGTCGTCGGCTGGCACCGGCACCCGGTGGGCGGCACCTTCTCGGGCGGGATCGCGCAGGTCGAATCCATCGCCGTCATCCCGCATCCGAACGGGAACCAGGATCAGCTCTGGGCGATCGTGAAGCGCACGATCAACAGCGTGACCAAGCGCTACATCGAGTTCCTCGAAGAGGAGTGGGTGCGCAGCGGCTCGATCGAGGACGCCTTCTTCGTCGACTCGGGGCTCTCGCGCGACAGCTCGCCCACCGTCACGATCAGCGGGCTCGAGCACCTCGAAGGCCAGACGGTGCGCGTGCTCGGGGACGGGCTCGTGCAGGCCGACAAGACCGTCGCGAGCGGCGCCATCACGATCACGAGCGCGAGCGTCGTCCACGTCGGGCTCGCCTACGACAGCGCCCTCGAAACCATGCGCTTCGAGGCCGGCGCCCGGGACGGAACCGCGCAGGGCAAGACCAAGCGCATCACCGACGTGACGCTGCGGCTCGACCAGACGGGGCGCGGGCTCTCGTTCGGGCCGGATGCCGACCACGTGGACCCGCTCGTGACACTCGCGGCCGGCGAGCTCTTCGACGGCGACACGGACTTCTTGAAGTGGCCCGGGGGCTACGAGACGCCGGCGCGGGTCTACCTCGTCCACACCGATCCGCTTCCCTGCACGGTGACGGCGATCATGCCCACGCTAGTGACGCAGGACCGCGGCTAGTGGGCGCCGCCCAGCAGATGATTGCGCCGCTCGTGGCCGGGCTCCAGCTCGGCGGCGGCGTTCTCGAAGGACGCTCGGCCAAGGCCGAGGCGGGCGCCGTCTCCGATGCCGCGCTCTACAACCGCCAGCTCGCTCTGCGCGAGGGCTCGCGCGAGGAGGCGCGGCGCCGCAAGATCGGCCGTCTGGCGCTCGGCGAGCAGCGGGCGCAGATGGGAGCGAGCGGCCTGGCGCCCTCGGGCTCGCCGCTTCGGGCGCTTGCGGCCAACGCCTACGAGTATGAGCGATCGGCGCTCGATGCCCGGCTCGAAGCGCAGGGCACAGCGAACCTCGAAGCGGCGCGCGCGGCCAGTGCGAAGCAGATCGGCAAGCGCGCGAAGACGGCGGCGCTCTTCGGGGGCGCGGCCCGGGCGGCGGGCTACGGGCTCCCGCTCTACGTCGGGAGGCGCTAGTGCCGAAGATCCCGCAGTTCGTGGCCGGGCCGGCAAGCAGCGGACGTCGGGCGACGGCGCTCGACTTCGGCGGCGATCAGGGCCTCTCGGCCACCGCGGGCGCCTTCGATGAGGCGGCAGAGGCCGGCGCGCGAATCGACGCGGCCTATCGCGGGGCGCTGCGCTCGAGGGTCGCCATGGAGGCGTCGGCCGAGATCGACGCGCTCGCGACGGACCTCGAGGGCTCGCCCGACTGGCCGCGGGCCGAGAAGCGCTTCGAGGAGGAGCGGGCGAAGATCGTCGAGCGGCACTCGAAGGGGCTCCAGTTCCCGGCCGACCGCGAGGCGTTCGAGCAGGAGATTTTCCCGGGCGTCGAGCGCACGCGCCTGGGCGTGCGGCGCTTCGTGCGCGAGCGGCAGATCGACGAGTCGCTTGCCGCCCTCGAAGGCACGCTCCAGAAGGGCGCCGACCTGACGATCCGGGCACGGACACCCGAGAGCCGCGAGGCCACGCGCTCGCTCGTCGGACGCGCGATCGGGCGGGCGCAGGCGGGCGGCGTGCTAACGGCCGAGCAGGCCGGCGAGATGGCCGACCGCTTCGACGCCGAGGTGGCCGAGGGCTCACTGCGGGAGGCGCTCCGGGTGGACCCGGCAGGAACTTACCGGCGGCTCTCGGACCCGAACGACGAGCTGGCCCGGACTCTCCCGGAGGTGAAGCGCCAGGCGTGGCTCGGGCACGCGCTCGAAGCCGTCGAGTCGGACCTGCGGCAGAGGCGATCGGACGAGGCGGCCGAACGGGCGGCGGCTGAGCGCTTCGAGCAGAACCAGCGCGAATCCGCCCTCGAAAAGGGCGACGAAGTGCTCGCTCAGCGTGACCCTCTAGCCCTGCAAGCCTTTCTGCGCGAGAACTGGTCTGTGCTCTCTCATGAGGACAGGAAGTTCTACCAGGGGCGGCTGGAGCAGGGCGGCGGCTTCACAGACAAGGAGAGCGACCGCGGCGCCTACGTCGATCTCTTCGAGCGGGCGTCCAAGGGTGAGGTGGGACCGACTGAGATCGACACCGCGTTCCGCCTTGAACAGATCAACAAGAGCGACCGGGACTCGCTCATCCGGCTCCAGAGTGAGGCGCGGTTCAAGGACGCGGCTCGGTTTCTATCGGATGCCCTCATCATCGTGGAGAAGGACGATCCTGCGGCCCGGAGACTTTCGGCCGAGGCCGAAGAAAGTTTCGCTTCGTGGGCGCTCAGTAACCCGGAGGCCACTCGCGAGGACGCCATGTCGAAGGCGCGGGAGATCGCGGTCCGGTCTGCCCGATTCGAGCACGCCAACAAGACGAGCTCCATGCTCCTTCCCAAGTTCGTGACCGACCGCCAGATCCTCAAGGCCGGCGCGGACTGGGGCCACACGCTGAAAGAGTCGGATCGCCAGACGACCGCTCACTACCTCGCCCGGCACGGATTCACCGACCTGGCCGAGCCCGGCGCGGAGGCCGCGCTTGCGGCGGACGATGAGTACCAGCGCGAGCTGGCTCTCAGCGAGGACTGGTTCGACGAGCTGACGAGGGCTGATGAGCGCCTGCGGCACACCGAGGAGACTCAGAGTGCCGGTCGCTAGCCCACTCGCGATGGACCCGAACGAGCCCGATCTGGAGGCGGCGCACGTCCGCAAGGTCGAGTTCCTGCGCCGGCAGCGGGCGATGGACCGCGTGCGTCGGTCGTGGGAGGAGCAGCCGCGGGCACCGGGAGGCGAGGTCGGCGGGGCCGGGTTCGAGCAGGGCGCACGCGAGGCGGGCGAGGAGGCCCAGCGAGGCGCCGGGCGGATGGCGGCAGGAGCGGCGAAGGACGTGGCGCGCGGGGCCATCGAAGGCCCGACGCAGGCCGCGGGCGGCTTCTTCGACGCCGTGAAAGAGACGGCCGACGCTGTTAGCGACTTCAACACCTGGCTGGAAGAGACGGTGGGGCCGAATCCCGTCTCGGAAGCCGCAGGCGCCCTTGCCGAGCCTGTGGGACTCGCGATCGAGCTGCTTCCCGATATCGAGGAGCCCGTGACGACGACGGGCGCACTCGTGCGCGGCGCCTCGCAGTTCCTGACCGGCTTCATGGGCTCGGGCCGCATCAAGGCGATTCAGAAGCTCGCCGAGGCGGGCCGGGCCGGTGCCCTCTCTGCGCCCTTCCTGCGCGGAGCACTTGCCGACATGGTGGTCTTCGATCCGAGCGAGGAGCGGCTGTCGAACCTCGTGCAGCAGGTTCCGGCGCTGGAAAACCCGGTGAGCGAGTTCCTGGCTGCCTCGCCGGATGACTCGGCCGCCGCGGGCCGGTTGAAGACGGCCGCCGAGGGTCTCGGACTCGGTGCTATCGCCGAGGGCCTGGTGCGTGGCCTGCGCGCCATGCGCAGCGGACGCGCCGTGGCCCAGCAAGCCGAGCCCGTCGTGAAGCAGCTCGTGGACACCACGAACGCGCAGAAGGCGAAGCTCGCTCAGCTTCTCGGCGACCCGGCCGGGCCGGCGCTCGAAGTGCGCGTCCCTGACGTGCCGGCCGAGGAAGCCGCCGCCGCAGTGGCCGCCGGCAAAGGCGAGGCCCGCGAAGTCTTCATCAACTGGTCCCGCATCAGCTCGCCCGAAGACGTGAAGGCTGTCATGCAGGAGATGGCCGACGCCTTCGAGCCGGGCATCAAGAAGGCCCAGCGCGGCGTGCGCTCGTGGGAGCAGACGAAGCTCTCGGCCGAGCAGAAGGACGCCTGGCAGATTCTCGCCGAGCGCCGTGTGGGCGAGCCGCTGAACGCCGAGCAGAGCGTGGCGGTGCGGGAGCTCTGGGCGCAGTCGGCGGCACGCTTGAAGGGGCTCGCGCAGGAGGTGGTGGCCGACCCGCAGAGCGAGCTCAATCAAATCGCCTTCCGCCGGATGCTCGGCATCCACGCGGCGGTGCAGGAGCAGGTGATTGCGGCGCGTACCGAGACGGCGCGTGCCCTCAACTCGTGGGCCATCCCTGCCGGTGACGCTGTGACGTTCTCGGGGCAAATGGATCAACTGAAGGGCCTGCTCCAGTCCGAGTCGCGTTCGACGCAGGAGATCGCGAGCGGCCTCCTGCGGCTGGCCGATGCCGGGATGGAGAAGGAGGCCACCTGGTTCACGCGCGCGGTGGCTGCGGGACGCATCGGATCCGACATGGTGCGGCAGCTCTGGTACGGCTCGCTACTATCGGGCCTGCACACGCACGCGCGGAACATGCTCTCGAACACCGCCGTTCTCGGCCAGCAGCTCATGGAACGCAAGGCCGCGAACCTGATCGGGCGTGCGCTCGGGCGCGAGTACGTCGCGAACGGCGAAGCGACGGCGCAGACCTTCGGCATGTTGCAGGGTTTCCGGGATGCGCTGCGCATGAGCGCGAAGGGACGCCAGGTCTACGCTGCGGCACTTGCGAAGCGCGCGGCGGGCGACGTGGACGGGGCGAGCACGCTCTTGGCCGAGAACGCGGGCGAGGTGGGCGGCGCCTACAAGACGGCTCTCACCGGACAGACGAGCGGCGCCGGCAAGGTCGAGATGCCGATGCAGGGCGCCTTCGACCCGGAGAAGCTCGGGCTCTCGCGCACCTCGCCGGTGGGCCGTGTCTTCGACTGGATCGACACCGCAACGACGGCGCCGACGCGGGCGCTCGCTGTCGAGGACGAGATTTTCAAGAGCGCCAACGCCCGGGCCGAGCTGAACGCGCAGGCGTTCCGACAGGCGAGCCGAGAGGTCGAGACGGGCGTGATTCCGCCTGACCGCTTTACCGATCGACTCACGACCCTGCGGAACGATCCCGATGAGAACTTGCGGCTGCTCTCGCGAATGTCGGCCGAGGTGAACACGTTCGCGAACGAGCCGCTCGCCACGAAGAGCTGGAAAAGTTTCAAGGCCGTCGGCGAGTTCCCGGTTATCGGCCGGATCGTTCTGCCCTTCCGCCGCACGCCCTACAACATCTTCGCTTACGGCTTTGAGCGGACTCTGCTCGCACCGCTCGTGCGCCGCTGGCGTGAGGACGTGTTCGCAGGCGGCGCGCGCCGTGACCTGGCGATGGCGAAGTTCCTGACGGGCAACGCCGTGCTCGCCGTCTTCGCCGACATGGCGATGAAGGGCGACATCACCGGCAAAGGCCCGGAGCACGCGGGCGAAAGCGCATCTCTGCGACGGCAGGGCATCCCGGCGAATAGCTTCCGCGTGCAGATCGGCACCGAGCGAAACGGCG